GTCATACCGCCCCTGTTATATTTCTTAGATTTCATAAACTCTTCTCCTACAGTTTTAGGTATCCCCACTTTCTTAGCGAATTTGGGGTTATTTGCTACTGCTGCCATAAATTTCTGCTGTTTCTTAGATTTAGCGGGCATCAGCAATTCCATTTCCGCAAGCTCTTATTAATACGACTGTTTGGATCGTTAGCCGTTTTAGAACTTGTGTTACGCTTCTTCATTCCTTTCATGCGAGCGCAAAAAGACTTACGTCTATTTGCAGCCTTGGAGCCTTTCTTCAGTTTACTTGGTTTAGTAGTTACCGCAGTTTTTAATTTACTGCCGGGATTTGCCCGTTTGTAACTATCGACGCCCTTCTGATTAAGACCCCCAGACTCACTCTTACCTTCCTTACGAGTCCAAGCGGCAGACTTTTTAACCGAGCCTCCGCTTTTATAGTAAGAACGCATGACTTACTCTAGTATCAGAGTTATTTCGTTACTAGAACCAGTAAGTGCGGCAACAAAACAGCCGTCACGGGCTAATATACCGTCTGCGGGTATATACACCTCGTTCCAGCCTACAGGTAATGTAAGGTCTAAAAGAACATCTCCACTAGCGGTGCCATTACGCAATTGAAACGTACACGCGGCAGCGGCGTTAACCAATACCCCTAGTATACGAGAGCGGTTTGGACCAACGAGAGCCGCAGTATCACCCTGCGAGAAGTTAAATGCGCGTACTAGATTAGCAGCCATGTTATCACCTCTCGATTACGGTTGAATTGCAGTGTCAAACGCCTGTGCATACATTACAGTAATTACTGCGCTACCAGCGGTAGTACTCGCTGAAGCAGTTACATTAAGACGTAAATCAGAAGAACCAATGTCTTTCCACGCTAGTGTTCCGCCGCCTTGCGTAGTAACAGTCTTTAGACCAACAGTAGTGCCAGTAGCTAGGGCGTTAAGGAATGTAGCTGCGCCACCGCCTGCTTGTCCAACACTAATATTGGTAGTAGCGTTAGCTGCTACTTCTAGGTCAACTAGAATGTTAACAATCTTAGAGTCTGCGGGGATGACGATGTCAGTGTTTACAGCAGCTAGAGCGCCACCAGATAGATCCGCTACATACTGTTGAGTCATTACAACATATCCGACGTTTGCTACGTCTGAACCTACTGTTGTACCGGTAGTATTGCGAATATTGCCAGCCCGAATAGGACCAGAAAAAGTAGAAGTACCCATGTTAATCTCCTGTCTTGGGTTAGTCAGCTACGAGACGTAACTGTCAGGGATTGGTAACTTATAATACAAAAATAGAAAGGGGGCAAATAGTTTGCCCCCTAACCCTATTAAGCGCCCGGAGAGCCGTAAACTCCAAGGGGATCACTTACCCCGAAAGAGTAACGCTCACGAGCCTTGTAGCGCGAATTGCCCGTGTCAAAGTCAGCATCCATAGATGTAGACATTGGGGTACGAACAAAGTGCTTCAGGCCATTAGGCACATCAGTCATCAAGAACCAAGCATTGGTGTCTGTTAGGTAGTGGTTGACGGCATATCCTTCAGGGATAGAACCGTTGTTGCGGAGTGCGTTAATATCGTTATCCGCAGTACCTACACGACCATCAGTATCCAACAGACGAGTTGCAACGAATTGCAATGCTGGTGGGATGATGAGCTTCCGTGGCTGAGAAGCGATCAACAATCCGCGCTCATCTGTCCACTGACTGATATTAATAACGGATGCTTCAAGGGAAGTCTCGTTAAGATCAGCTGCAACAGTTGGGCGGTTCGAGTTGGTGCCACCAGAAACAAGTGGATGCGCTGTTGAGAGCAATGGCTGTCCGTCACCGTAAGTGGTGCCAGCAGCAAATCCATTGTTCAAAATAGACGCAGCTTTAACTTGCTTAGTGTACGCCATTGCACGAGCTAGGGCCTTTGTATAACGAGCAGACAGTGAGTCATACAAGTTATCTTCAATAGCTTCCTCAGTAATTGAGAAACCCATTGCAACCGTCTCATGCACGTAACGTGCACTCCATGCTTCTTGCGCATTGTCATATTCGATGGCTGAACCTTCGTTTTTGACCGGTGCGGCTTGGAAACCGGATAGTTTGGTTTCTTCTTCAAACGAGCGATCTGAAGATTCTGTTTCAAAAATTTGGGCGTGCTCTTCGCCATATTTTGCATATTCCAATCCAAACAATGCGTTTAAACCGGGAAGTAGCTCTTTAAGGAGCTGGGCGCGTGAAATAGCCATATTATACTACTCCTTATAGTCCAACGTTATTCGTATACGAATGTGCGCTGGGGTTAAATTTAACTAGTACATCTGTAAAAGCATCGCCTATAGCAGAGTCAGCTCCAGAAGCAAACCCAATAATACGAAAAGCCGCTGCTGCTGTTTGAACAGTCGCGTCTAACGCACTAGTAGAGTTACCAGTCGTCGTTGATCCAGTTGATGTGCTTTGTACAGCAGCAAAAAACGTATTATTGCCTAAAACTGTTTGAGCACCTGCACCATCTAATTGTGCTTGAAATACTACATCAGGGTCAGTAATGACCTTAGCAGTAACAACACCAGTAGTGCCGGATGGGTAATATTGGTCGTTAATGAATTGACCCTGAGTATTTATATACTCACAACCAACAAAAACACCAACAGCACCGACAGCGGAACCACCAAGGTTATTAGTAGTGATGTCTGCGCCAGTAGCGGTAGAGATAGCAAGATAGCCATCAGCACCGATAATAACGACTTGACCGTAGAAAATGTTAGTGCCTTCTCCAGCAGGGTCAATCAATAGTGATTGAACCGCACCAGCGTAGGGCATGCCATCAACACGGTTTATGGGACGTAGCCCATAAGGAGCAGCAGAAGTTGCCATGTTAATATCCTATTTTAATTTAGTTTCCATTACCGAAAGTAACCTTCGTTTTCCGTTCATTGAACAGAGGCATACGAGGATCGTTTTCTCTCATAAGGTTGTTGTCTACAGAACGCATTTGCGATTGTGTTTGCTCATCATAGTAAGCAGAACGTTCAGCAATTAGTTCTGCTGGAGCCTTACAAAGCATTAAACCACCTATAACTACGTTATCTTTGAAGCGATCTTGCTCCACTGTAACTAACGTAATTTCTGGATGATCTTCAGCCTTAACAGGATTCCAACCTTCTCTTATTTTTGAGGACACATTCGTGGCGTCAACTTTACCCTGAGTGCTAACTCGTACCCAATGAAATTCATAACCCGGCTCGGGATTTGGAGATGGTAACACCTCGGGACGCGTCCAAGCCTTTTTACGGGTCGTTTTTTCTTGCGTTTCTAACTCACGGTTTATGCGGTTCTCGGCCATTATTGTTTCCTCATATCTAGTGCAAGCTGTCTGGCGTATTGCTCGGGAGTAAGTCCCAAGCGTTTAGAAAGCCGATACTGTGTTTGCGTCAACCTAATTTTCTTAGATGCTGTGCTCCGCGTAGCGGGTGCAACCACATTTGACCGTTTCCTTGGCTTTTCTACTTCCTCCCCCTCGAAATTCTCGGGGAACAACTGTCGCATACGAGAATCAATTCGCTCGTAGTAGTCGTCACTCTGAGGGTTTACACCCTCATTTACAAGTTTATTATGCAACCCCAGCGCGTAGCTTGTCATCTCTACGTCTTGGTTGAACCAGTCGTTCGCGTCTTGCCACGCGTGCGCCCGTTTATCAACCTCCACTGGCGGTGGGGTGGTTTCAGATACCATGTTTACATTAGTTTTATCTTCTTGTAAAGCTGGTAACTTAAAATTATTTAACCTATCCGCCTTAATCTTGGCATTTGTTAGGCTTTCTTGTGCAGCAAGGATACCATCTGGGTCTCCAGCTTCATACGCATCCTTATACTGCTTTTTAGCAGATTCTACGTCAGTTACTACGCTACGCTTAGCTTGCTCAAGTAATGCTGTCTGATTTTTGTTTACGTTGGATTTGAGTTTCTTATTCTCTTCCACAAGTTGTTGAGATAGTCTCTCCAACTCTTCACGTTCACGGAAAGCCACTTCTTTAGCACGGCGTTCGTCGTGATAGCCCTTGCTAAAATGCTGTATCCGTTTACGTACTTTATCTGAATAGTCTTCCAACTCGTCATCAGTAATGTCTTCTGGAGGATCAGAGACTTTGCGGTTGCGATCAGCTTTAGGCGTATCATCAACCACTTCAACCTCATATTCGTCGTCGTCAGTATCCACTTCACTTTCAACGACAGACCCAGATTTCTTAGCAGCGGCCTTAGTTTTCTTACCTCCAATGTCCACTTCGATAGCACTGGAACCCTCCACTTCGATGTCTTGTTTTTCTTCTGTTTCCTCATTAGGAAACTCGTATTCTACTTTTTGAAAAGGCATGAGTTATCTCCTATACAGCCATAATGCCACGAGGATCGGGAATTACAGCTTCCACAGAATCATCGTTCATCAATCTAAATTCTTTTCCGTTAACCTTAAACCGTGTGCCTGTGTTCATACGGAACATCACATAGTCACCCTCTTTACACCAAGGGCCTTCGGGGAAACGATCTTTGTCTGAATAGGCATCTGCGCCCATGTCTATAACAATACCCATAATCGACATGATGTACTCTTTGTGCATCTGGTCAGGTGTTTTAAGGAGGGTACTGTCGTTATAATATTCTTCGACATCGGGTAAAGCTATTAACAAACGATAGCCAGAAGGTTTGGGCATTTGTGCTTCCCATTCCTCATCACTAAGTTCACGTCTGCTAGGGGCAAGCGGAATATCGAGGTCAATCCCCGCCATTTTTGCTTTCAATGCATCAGATCCTTCAATAGTCTGAGTATTAGTCATCATCTTCTTCCATGTTACGCGAGAGGTCTTCAATGTGTTGCTTGCTGGCTACGAAACCCCGAATTAAGCCAACAATTTCCTTATATCCTGCGAAGTCTTTAGCAGACCCCCCAGAAAGAAATTGAGTTGCAGACGATATATCTTCGTCGAGTTTGTTTATTAGCACGTCAAAGACGGTTTTAGCCATTATTCACCTCGTTTAGGCTTTTCAGCCATCATTCTCGCAATCTCTAAATCGAGCTTGTTGTTTTCTTGACGGCGTCTTTGCGCCACGTGAACACCCTCTTTCTGGGCATCTAGTTGTAATTCTTGTTGATCCAGCTTTAACTTTTCAGCACCTATCAAGGCATCAACTTGATCTTTCTGCGCTCTACGCTGCAAGTCTGCTTGTTTGATCTGCGCTTCTTGCTGATCTTTTGCTGCCTTGCGTTGGACATCTTGTCCCTTGAGTTGTAGCTCTGCTTGCTTCTGTTGGAAGATAGGGTCTTGTTGCTGTTGTTCCGCTTCCTTCTGCGCGGCTTCTTGCTGATTTCCCTGCGTAACTTGAACACCCGCTTCTGCTATCAGGCGTGACAAATCCACTTCGATCTGTTCTGGCAGTTGTTCCCCCGGAGGCGGTAGTGACACACCAAGTTTTTCTTCGATCTGCTGACGATACTGGAACCCAAGGTGCTCCGCGATATGCGCTTGTAGTGACGCCATAATCTGTTGAGCTTGTGGGTTCTGACCAATCATCTGAGCAACCTGTGGGTCCTGCATAAACGACGTGTGCGTTGCAATATGCGCCTTATGGTCTTGGTAGATAAACGCCCGTATCGGCTTGCCAACCAGAGCATCCATGTTCTCGCTGACTGGATCGGTGGGCTTGGAGTCTTCTCTTGTGGGAACAAGTTTGTCTGCATTCTTCACCCCTAACACCTCAATCATCTGTCGATGTAGTTGTGGTAGGTCATATATCTGAGGCGCTTGCTGGGCCATCTGTAGCACAGCTTGGTACTGTACAACTCGTTGGGCCATTGTGGAGCTATTAGGATCACTGACGGGGATTACATCCACCATCATATAGTCTAGCTGCCGTGCGCTTATTTCGCCTCGTAGGGGCTGATACCCGTACTCTTCGGGTGCGTGCTCTGCCATGATAGCTTTAAGGAGTTTAAACTCCTGCTTCATAGTGTAGTGGACCCGCGCTTGTACTGCCGCCATTGGCTTGAGAGTTCTCTCCAATAACGCCAGCGTCGTTCCTACGGGAGCATTAGCTGACATATCAGAAATATTCATGTCAGAAATAGCGCCTAATCTACGACCTTCAGTCGTAATTTGATTCAACAAAGCTAAGAGAGTTTGGCTTGGTTCCTTGTAAGGGAGGGGCATAATATTGTCGCGGATACTACCTGACGGCACGTCAACATCTTTCCATTCCCCCGGTTCGATGGGAGTGTCATCCCCTTTGATACGCAGTCCTCGGGACTTTAATCCGCCGGGGAGATTCGACAGAGTACCCGCATCAACTAGCTGACGTATCAAGGAAGTCCCAGCCTTAGCATACCCACCAATGATATGAATAAGACCAAGGCCATAAAAGCCAAATCCCGGCACGTATACGTAATGTACGAAGTGCTGACGCTTGAGCATTAGCTCGTCGTCTTCATTCCAATTACGCCGTATAGCAAGGACTTCTCCAGTACCACGTTCAATCGTAACGACGTAAGGTTTTGCTATCTCGTCTTCGTCTTCATCAATATCATCAATAATTAAATCTGCGTGTATTTCATAAATAGCAAAACGACTATCGTCAGAAATAGAGAAGCCATCATCTTCGGCTTTCTTCTCTTCAATGTCTGTATGGAACGGCTGTGGGTCTCCTAGTTCTACATCACGGTAGAAACCCGCTGCCTGTAATTTTTTTAGTTCGTTCTTGGTCTTGCGCATAATATGCGAGACACGTTCGGCTTGCTCAATCGTAGACGCACCGTAAGGCACAATAACGTCTTCTGCTGGGATGTAGACCGCCATCTGGCGTCCTAGATTAGGATCAAAGTAAACCTTCTTAAACGCTGACCCTGCAAGCCCTAGGCTATACAGCATACGCTCGTGCTCTGGTCTGTACTCCACCATGCGCTCAGTAAGCTCATAGTTCATGTCCGCCTTTACACGTTCAGCGGCTTCAATCTTTTCTTGCGTTTCATCCCCAAGGATTTTAACCTTGACAGGTCCAGCGGCGGGGAAAGTCTCGCTCATTGTTTCTGCTTGGAACCGGATAGCTGCTTCTGCTAGAACTGTAGAATACACTCCGCAAGCACCGTCCCACGGGTCTGTACGCTCTTCGTATTTAAGTCCTAGAGTATCCAGTCCTTTAACAAACGTATCCGCCCACTCTTTTCGGCTTTCGATGTCCGCTTCTACAAGCCCTAACAAGTCACTAGATAATGCTTGTAGGTCACCGTCTTCCAGTGCCTCTGCCAAGTTACCATCAAACCCCACGAGGTCAGTCTCATCCATGTCAGGGATTAATGTGATCTCGACACCCCCATCAGACAGCGTAACCATCTCAGGATCAACAATCTCTATCTCCAGAGCGGACTCACCTTCCATCTCTAGCTTGTCATCAATGCCTTCGGGTGCTGCGTATAAACCTTTCTCAATAGCCATAATCTGTCTCTAAATTAGTCTTGTGCGCCCGCCTGCGCGAAACCCTTCGGGCATCTCGGTTGGTGTGTCCGCACCTTGTGCCACTAGGTTCTGTCGTTCAGCCATCGTCTTTTGCAGTTGATACCTATTCCTAATCTCGCGTTGTTCTCTAGTAAGAATAGGTTCTGCAGAAGCTCTGTTAGGGTTATCAGTTTGTCTTGGTGGCAGTGTAAATTCAATAGGGCTTTGCTTATCATTAAATATAGTGCGCATTGCTACATTACCCAAACCTTCTGGGTCGTCTATAAATCTTGGCAAATACCTGAAAAAGTCTGAAAGAGTCATATTTACTTCTCCTTCAGGATCACCCTTCTGCCCTGTCCAATTATAAGTGTCACGAATAGTTACTGAACCATCTGAATTTTTTGTAGCTGTATACATACCCAAAGTACTGCCTAAGTTATACGCGACTCCTGCGGGAGAATCAGAGAAAGATAACTTGAATTGATCTATTAAACCCGGATGCCCATATGCCGAAGTGCTGATGTTAGCTAGCTTCGTTTCGTCTTTTCTATCGCGATAAGCATTAGCATGTATAATGCCCCGCTCTTCATCGATTACGCGCCCTGCATCCACCTGCTTATACATAAGCTCAATCTGTTCAGGAGTAAAATCTTCTGGGCCAAGAAGACTGCTAGTGTCCCCCTCTTCCCGCATAATGTTTCTTACAAAAGTTCGTGCGTTAAGTGGGACTAAGCGCTTACCCAGAGACGCTAATCCATAACCTTTTTCTGTAGCCATCAGTAAAATCCGCCCCGCCGCGACTTAAAGTATCTTTGTTCTTCAGGCTCATCTGTCGGTAGGCGTATAAAACCACCCTGTCTAAATCGCATAAGCGCCATTACAGTTGAATCCACTAAGTCATCATGACTCATAAAAGGAAATCCAGCAATCTCTTCTACCACTTCTTCTGCCCATCTAGTAGGAGGTACCCAGCAAATACCCGAGGCCACAATATCTGCAACGGAGTTAAGTCGCGCTAACTTATCACCTGATCCTCTATGCGGAGTATACTCTGATACAGGCAATCCCATTCGTCGCATCTCTTGATACAACGCGGTGCCCGCACTTTTCTTCTCCACGATAAACGCGTCAGGGTCCCATTCAGCGTACTCTTCCATCGCTAATTTTTTCAACTCAGGAAACTCCATACGCTTCTTTATACTGTTTAACAATATAATATTGTACGCATTTGTATCTTCGTTGAAGAAAACGCCCCAAGTAGTGAGTGCTGTATAGTCAGCACGGTTGTGTGTTTCTGCTGCGGCGTCTAAAGACATTATAAGGTATTCAGAAGAAGGGGGGTTATCCTGTTCCCACAGGTTCCACCAGTCTCGCTTAACTATCGACGCTTCTTCAGCCGTAGGATTCTGTTGGTACTGCGCGTTCCATTGGAACGTAGGCATTGATGCCTTGGTGCGTAACAGCGCCTCCAGATCAAAGAACTGAGGCCATAGTGGTTTTTCCACATAACGATCAGTTTTTTTATTTTTTACTTCTAATATAGCGGGAAACTCTACCACTTCGTATTGATCAGAGCGGTTGTTCTTTGCCATGTCGTTTGTAACACGCCCAGTCAGATCGTCCATGTGCCATCTAGTTTGGATGATAGCTATGCTACCTCCGGGCATCAGACGAGTACGAGCACCAAACGTAAACCATTCGTATGCTTTAGCAAACACCTCGAAGTTCCCGTTTATCACGTCTTGTTCAGAGTGTGGATCATCAACAAGCAATAAATCTGCGCCGCGACCCGCAAGAGCAGAGCCAATCCCACAAGCATAGTATTCTCCCCCGACGTTAGTGTTCCATCTACCTGCTGACTTACTATCCCGTGCCAGCTTTACAGTAGGGAATACTGATCTGTATGCATCTGTAGCTATTAAGTTACGTACTTTACGTCCAAAATCCACAGCTAAATCAGTGGTGTGGGAGACCATCATAACCTTTTTGTTCGGGTTTCTACCCAAATACCATGCTGGATAGAAGATAGAAACAAGCTGAGATTTGCCATGTCTAGGGGGTATATTCACACAAACACGGTCTTTTTCCCCTCTTTCGATGCCCATAAGCATGTCCGCTAATATGCGGTGGTGCTTACCTACAATAAACTCGGACATCATTAACTTACAGAAAGATATAAGGTCATCATATGCAGCCTGATTCTCCTTACGGGTGCTCAATTCCCCCGCCATTTTGTCTATTTCAGCGATTTCATCGTTAGAAAAGTGATCTAGGTTGTCTAACAACTGCTGAATATCGTCTTCAGAGAAGTCTAAAGCCGTATTACTCATCAGATTCGTCCTTGATACCCAGTTCTGCATCAATATCTATGGTATCTAGGGCTACAAACTCTGCATCTACCACGTCTTCTTCTGTATTTACCAGCTTTGATAGCTTACTCCGCAGGCTTTCACGTAGTTCATCAGTAGTTCTGTGGGTAATTGTGACTTCGGTCTTGTCTGTAAACAGCCCAACGTCCGAAATCTTACCCAAAAGCTCTAATGCTCGGATACGAACGCGGGGGTCGGGGTTCTCAGTCTCTTCAATTAGCTTGTTTGTGACTAAATGGCGCACTTGAACGGCGCTCTCAACAACCGAATGCCCAAACTGAGTGAGTATTCCGTGGGTAGCAACCAGCGCAGCGGGTGGTAAAGCTGCCGCACGCTTAGTAGAAACCTTCTTAGAGGTCTTTTCGGGGTTATCAGCATAGGCCAAAGAAATTTTTGCTGCGATTTCTTCGTCTTCACTGGTAGGTTGTAAGTCCAACCCGTGTTCTCCTAGCATAGAAGCAGTATTACACGCAGCTTCTGCGCGAGCACGGAGATCCATGTACGAAATTTCATCCGAGTATGGCACACCAATCTCTGGTTCGAGCACTAAAGACATACTATTTCCGCAGGTTATTAACCGTTCATATCGAGTTATACATAATAATTTATTTTTGTGCAAGGAGGTTGGGACTCCTAGTG